AAAGATAAAGAGTGGCACTTTGGTACGTATATGTTCACCGTGGATTTTTGTGCAGACGGAATGGATGTGGATACTGGGTTTACCGAGCAGGCCGAGGAGCATAAAAGTTTTAACTGGATCAGGTTAGAGTCGGGTCAGTTTGCCTGTCAACCCAATAACAGATGTCTTTGGTACGATCAGTCGCTTATACCTGCTGAGACAAAGTTCCCTGATTTCCAAGCCGCTCAAACTTTTTGGACAGTAGATGGCACACGCAAGTGGTCGGCTGGTGATGATTGGTTTTATGACATAAAGGAGAAGAGCACATGAAAATGTTTGCCCTGTTTGCTTTAGTAGTATTTTTTCTATGGGTTGGGTGGAGCCTTGGGTACAGGGGTGGGCTAGAAGATGGGTGTAAGAACGCTTTAAAAATAAACCCTCCAAGCGAAGCAATGGAGGTGGCGTGCGCCGCCCTATGGGTGGGTGAGCAAAACAAAAAGTATCAATCAAAGGAGAAGAAGTAATGAAGAAAACAGCAACCAAGAAATCCCCGCCGATGGCCTTAGTTAAGATAGAGGACTTAGACAAACTACTTAAGGGTGCATGGCAAATCAGCAATGAACTTGATGAGTTGTCATACAGGTTTGGTGAGGTCAGTCATTTGATGGATTCAATAAACCTTGATTTCGATGACGAAAAGGGATCCTGTTTTTTCTATCTATCTGAACGCCTGTACAAAGAAAACAGAACACAATTGGAGGAGATACTGCTCCGGTTTGGCAAGTTGTTATTTGAAACAAGAGGGATAAGGGGGTAATTAATGGCAGTTGAGATGACCGACTTTGAGCAGGGCGTGTGGGATTATTTAATTTCTCACCCAAAAACCCCGGTTCAGGCAAATAAAATCGCAAAGGAGTGGATTGTTAGTAAGACTAGGGTATATAGAGTGCTAGAAAAGTTTGTTGAGAATGGGATCGCGGATGTTGTGCGTATTGGTTCCAAGAAATTTTATAGGGTGAAAGAATGACTCCTGAAGAATACAAAGCCGAGATCGAACGTCTAAAGAAAGAAGTTGAGCATTGGAAACAGGCGTATCACAGAGTCAAGACTGAGAATGAAAAGTTATCGCTTGACTTAGGAATAAAGAATAAGGACTTTATATGAACAAAGTTACGCAGTGGATGGTAGACCAGTTAGTTGCCCCGGAGTATCAATACCTCGACGCAACAGACTTACCACTAGATTCTTTACGGATGGCTTGGCCTTTTAAAACTGACGAGGAAAGAGAGGAGATACGGAAGTGGATGCGTAAGCAGGAGAAAGCAAGAAAGATTCAGTTTTCAAGTTTTGAAGAAGCCCCATTTTAGGAGAACATTATGCAAGGATTTCAATTGAAATTAGATTTTGGCGAAGGGGTAGAATGCCAAGAAGAGTATGAACGGTTCTTAGAAATTAACAACCTCGAAGATAATAACTCGACTTGGGTTATGTTTTGTGAGTGTTGGAAATCTCTGCTTCGTGCTGAAGCCATGCTAGAAAAACGGAATCAGCCAGTCCAATGACACCCGAAGCAAAGGTTAAAAAGAAAGTTACCACGATACTTAAAGAGCACGGTGCCTTTTACTTTACGCCCGTAACTGGAGGCTTTGGTCATTCGGGTATCCCGGATATCGTGGCTTGCTTTAACGGTAAGTTCATTGGTATCGAGTGCAAAGCAGGAGACAAGAAACCCACTGCCTTGCAGAATAAAGTCTTGGAAGATATACGAAGCGCAAGGGGATTTGCGTTAGTGGTAAACGAAAGTAATTTGCAAGATGTAGTTGATGTTATTAATTTTATAAAAGGAGAGTAACCATGAGTTGGCAAAAAGTTGATGATAAAGAGTTGTTGATAGCAATTGACGAAACAGAAGTAGAAGTTCCTCCCGAAGTTGTAGAGGCGATAGCCAAACCACGCCGTGGTCGCCCAAAGAAGAATGATGATAGTTTCTCTCATGATCCTGTAAACAGCCCGCACCATTACACGGCAGGAGGGGTCGAAACAATTGATTTCATCGAAGCCAAAAAACTTAATTTTCATCTTGGAAATGTGGTTAAGTATGTCTCTCGCGCAGGGATGAAGGGGGAATACCTACAGGACCTTGAGAAAGCCGCATGGTACCTAGCCCGGGAGATTGAACGCGCCAAGGGGGAATAATGATCTATCTCCTCCAACTTATTTTTCTACTTGTCTGCGTATGGGCATGGGCGTCACGATGAAAATTCTTACGATTGATTTTGAAACCTACTACGACAAACAATTTAGCCTGTCGAAGATAACCACGGAAGAGTACGTCCGCGATGACCGGTTTGAAGTTATTGGCGTAGCCGTCAAGGAGAATGGTGGTGATACAGAATGGTTCAGTGGGACCTTTGAAGGGACGAAGGATTTCCTTAATCGGTATGACTGGGGTACTAGTTTTGCAGTTGCCCATAACGCTATGTTTGATGCTTCTATTCTTACTTGGCGGTTTGGCATCCGTCCTATGGCTTGGCTTGATACACTTAGTATGGCTCGTGCTGTTCACGGCACTGAAGTTGGCGGTTCGCTTGCTGCTTTGGTTAAACACCACGGTCTCGGTGAAAAGGGCACAGAGGTTGGTGAGGCTATTGGAAAAAGACGGAGTGACTTCTCGCCTAGTGATCTGGATCGCTATGGGGCTTACTGTTGCAACGATGTGGACCTTACTTACGACCTTTTTAATGTCTTAAGCAAAAAGTTTAGCCGGGTAGAATTTAAACTGGTGGACATCACCATACGGATGTTCTCAGACCCGGTTCTACGGCTAGACTTACCACTGCTCGAGCAACATCTTGAAGAGGTTAAAGCCCGTAAAGATAAGTTGTTACGGGCCGTACAGGAAGACCGCGAAGCCCTTATGAGTAACCAGAAGTTTGCTGAGTTACTTAAAAGGTGCGGAGTGGTACCGCCCACAAAGATAAGCCCAACGACAGGTAAAGAAACGCTGGCCCTCGCCAAAAGCGATGCGGCGTTTACTGCGCTGGCTGAACACCCAGATGAGCGGGTGCAGGCGTTGGTTGCGGCGAGGCTTGGAAACAAGAGCACGTTGGAGGAGACCCGGACTGAGCGGTTTATCAGTATCGCCAAGCGCGGCTCGATGCCCGTGCCCTTGCAGTATTACGCGGCTCACACAGGCCGCTGGGGTGGCACAGATAAGATTAACCTTCAGAACCTACCGAGCCGGGGGGCTAACGCAGGCAAACTTAAGTTAGCGATTCTCCCACCCAAGGGCTACGTGCTGATCGACTCAGACTCAGCGCAGATCGAGGCCCGGGTGCTGGCTTGGTTGGCTAATCAATGTGATTTAACAGAAGCATTTGCAAAGGGTGAAGATGTATACAAAATCATGGCGTCGGCTATTTATTCGAAGGCAAGCACCGAAATTACGAAGGAAGAGCGTTTTGTTGGTAAAACAACGATCCTTGGTTCTGGCTATGGAATGGGTGCAAAAAAATTCCAAGCGCAACTTAAAGGCTTTGGTGTGGAGATTTCGGAACAAGAGGCTTCGCACATTATTGCTGTCTACCGTGGGACCTATTCATTGATCCCAGAGTTGTGGCGCCAAGGCCAAGCCGCGATTGAGGCGATGGCTAGCAATCAGTCCGTACCGTTTGGTAACGGGGCGGTGGTAGTCCACGGCAGGGACGGGATCCTCATGCCTAACTCGATGTTCCAGCGGTACCCCAATCTACGAAAGGTATTAGATGAGCAGGGCAAGGAGCAGTACGTATACGACGCTCGCCGGGGGATCAATAAAATTTATGGTGGAAAGTTAGTGGAAAACATTTGTCAGGGTTTAGCCCGATGTATCATAGGGGAGCAGATGATTAAAATCGCCAAGCGGTACAAGGTGGTTCTAACCGTCCACGATGCTGTGGCCTGCATTGCCCCGGAAGCAGAGGTAGAAGAGGCCACTAAGTATATTGAAGAATGCATGCGCTGGGTGCCCGACTGGGCTACTGGCTTGCCATTAAATTGTGAAGTTGGTTATGGAGAGAGTTATGGTAAATGTTAAAGGCATCGAGGCGTATAACAATATAGCGTCATTACAGAACACTAAGATGAAAATAGATACTTCGTTAAATTACACGGCGCATGAAATAAAAGTAAAAGAGTTATTGAAAGAAGTCCATATACATTTATTAGGGCAAGACTTTGTAGCAGCGGCATCCACGATTGACCAAGCAATTGTTGAACTGCGGTTAATGAGAACGGCTATAAAAAGCCATATAAAAGAATGAAAATTCCTACGTGGTCTTACTCCTCCATTTCGCTCTTTGACCAGTGTCCAAAGAAGTACTACCACCTGAAGGTGGTCAAGGACATTAAAGAGCCGGAGTCTCAGGCCATGTTGTATGGCAAAGATCTGCATCTTGCCGCTGAAGAGTTTGTGCGGGACGGCAAAGAGATGCCGGAAAAGTATGCCTTCATGGTGCCCTTGCTTGAGAAACTAAAGGCTCTCCCGGGGGAAAAGTATTGTGAGTACCAGATGGGGGTGAAACGCTCCCCGGCAGGCTACCACATGACAAACTTTTTTGACCCTGAAGCCTATTACCGCGGGATTGCTGACTTACTTGTTATCAATAAAAAAGAAAACGAAGCACGGCTGGTGGACTACAAAACCGGGAAGAGCGCACAGTATGCGGACATGAAGCAATTGAAACTGCTGGCAGCGGCAACCTTTGTGCACTTCCCCTACATAAAAAAGATCAAGGCCGGACTGCTGTTTGTTATCGCTAAAGACTTTGTTACGGAAGAGTACGAGATTACAAAGCGGGACGAATATTTCGCGGAATTTGACCCGATTGTTGAGCGACTAGGGGTGGCTATTGAATCGGGGGTATGGAACCCCAAGCGCAATTTTACTTGCAAGAATTGGTGTGCAGTACTAAACTGTGTGCATAATGGAAGGGGGTAGCATGGCTAGGGATTACAAGCGGGAATACGCTACATATCAAGGCACTGATGACCAGAAAAAGAAGCGTGCGCTACGCAACAAAGCACGCAGGCAGGCTATCCGTGATGGTAAGGCTAGCAAGGGGGATGGCACGGACGTGCATCACGTTACGGCTATTTCTAAAGGCGGCGCTAATGGCAGGACCAAGGTGGTTCCGGCCTCTGAGAATCGCTCCTTTGACCGAGATTCAAAACGTGCATTGATCTCTGAGATCAGTTCGCGGGAACGTAAAAAGAAGTAGTTGTAGTTTGTTGTAGTTTTGTTTTATCCGAAAGCGGACACCGCTTTTGGAGGCTTGGCTATCGGAGAGTGCGTGAAAATATTAGAAAACAAAGCGCTTTTATTAAAAGTAAAAGACGCTGAACGGATTACCAAAGTTATTCCTAAGAGCAGGGTAATGGCGGCGCATCCAGATCATTACGAAGTGCTTGTGCATTGGGGGTTGGAAGAATCCCGGGTGCTAAAAAACCTGAACATTAAAAATGTTCCGTCGCCTATTCTCGGCAGTTACAAATGGAATGGGCTGTACAAACCGTTTGATCATCAGAAAACAACTTCGGCATTTCTAACTCTGCACAAGCGGGGCTTTTGCTTTAACGAGCAGGGAACCGGCAAGACAGGTTCCGTCATCTGGGCCGCAGACTATTTGATGACGCTTGGGTTTATCAAGCGGGTCTTGGTTATCTGTCCGCTATCAATCATGGAGTCGGCATGGCGTGCAGACCTTTTTAAGTTTGCCATGCACCGCTCAGTGGACGTGGCCTACGGCAACCGAGACAAAAGAAAAACAATTATCGAGGGTTCAGCAGAATTTGTAGTCATTAACTTTGATGGTGTTGAAATTGTTGCTGACGATATTAGCAAAGCAAAGTTTGACTTGATCGTTGTGGACGAGGCCAACGCCTACAAGAACCCGCAGACCAAGCGCTGGAAAATTTTAAACCGTCTGGTTACACCTGAGACATGGCTGTGGATGTTGACGGGTACCCCCGCATCCCAATCGCCGCTCGATGCCTATGGGCTGGCAAAGTTAGTTTCTCCTGACCGCGTGCCGAAGTACATGACGCTCTTCCGGGATATGGTCCTCTACAAAGTTAGCCAGTTCCGATGGATAGCAAAGCCCAACGCTGACACGGTAGTACACAACGCTCTACAGCCTGCCATCCGGTTCACCAAGGAGCAGTGCCTAGACCTACCAGAGATGACCTACGTCACCCGGGACATACCGCTTACCCCCCAGCAAACTAAGTACTACGAGATTATGCGCAAGGAAATGCTGGTCAGCGCCGCGGGGGAGCAGATAACTACAATCAATGCCGCAGCCAATCTCAATAAATTGCTTCAATTGTCAGGGGGCGCAGTCTATTCGGATACTGGTGAGGTGGTCCAGTTTGACGCAGGGACCCGGATGTCCGTGCTGGAGGAAGTAATCGACGAGGCGTCTCACAAAGTCCTAGTGTTTGTACCGTTTCGCCACGCTATCGACATCATCACGGAGCACCTTAAAAAACGCTACGCCGTGGACACCATTCACGGAGGGGTATCAGCCGGGAAGCGCACCCAGATCTTTGAAAGATTCCAAAAAGAAAAAGATCCCCGCGTGTTAATTATCCAGCCGCAAGCCGCCAGCCACGGGGTAACCCTACATGCCGCAGACACCATTGTGTACTGGAGTCCTGTTATGTCAGTGGAGACTTACCTACAGGCAAACGCTCGGGTTCACCGCGCAGGTCAAAAGAACGCGACAACGGTAATTCACCTGCAAGGTAGCCCAGTAGAACGCAAACTTTACAAAATGTTGCAGGACAAGGTAGACGTACATTTAAAAATTACAGATATGTATACGGAACTTTTATCTTAAAAAAGACTCTTGACAATGTAAAGAGCAGTGTTATAATTAAGAAAAAACAGGAGAGTGTTATGAATCAAGAAAGTATGTCTATTCAGGATTGCCTGAAAAAGGCAAGCACTGAGCAGTTAGTAAAATCCTACATCAAAATTCGCGATGCCATCGAAGTATTGGAGCGCGAGCACAAAGAAGCAATTAAACAACGTGCTGAAAAACAAAGCATGATTGAAGAAGAACTTCTTGCTCGATGCAACGATGCTGGGGGCAATATCACGATCCCAACTGTAGGGCGTGTTACCCGCCGTATTATGAAGCGTTATTGGACCTCTGATTGGCCCTCGCTTTACAAAATCATCAAGGAAAATGATGCGTTTCATTTGTTGCATCAACGCATTACAAACAATGCAATGGATCAGTTCCTTGAGGAAAACCCAGATCTCATGCCAGCCGGTTTGAATCTGGATAGCAAGCAAACCGTTGTTGTAACTCGAATGTCTTAATTTTTAAGGAGAGTAGTCATGTCAGATTTAGAACTTTTTAAAGGTGGTATACCGGCTCACTTGCAAAAGAAAGAGTTGGACGAAGCAACCAGATCACTTATGGGTGTGCAAAGCAGTGTTGGTACAACAGCAGGCAAACGTATCTCAATCAAGGCGGGTGTATTCCGCATGATTGTGGACGGCGAAGAAGTTGCGCAGAACCAAGACCGTGCAATGAATGTCATCATTGTTTCGGCGGCGCCCAAAGACTCGCGCACGTTTTATGCTGAGAAGTTTGTAGAGGGCCAGAAAATATCTGCCCCAGACTGCTGGTCTAATAACGGGGACTACCCGGATGCAAAGGCCAAGAACCCTCAGTCCAAGCGTTGCGTGGATTGCCCTCAGAATCAGGCAGGGTCTGCACCCAATGGTAAGCGTGCTTGCCGGTACAGCCGTCGTGTTGCGGTGTCCTTAGAGAATGATTTGAATGGTGATGTATATCAACTAACCATCCCAGCAAACTCTTTGTGGAACGCAGACAATGGCAAACTGGGTATTAAACCTTATGCCGAACTGTTGGGTAGTCATAACCTAAACGTAACAGACGTGGTCACTGAGATCCGTTTTGATACTACTAGTTCTTCTCCCAAACTGGGGTTCAAGGCCATCCGTCCTTTGACTGAAGAAGAGATCGCTAAAGTACAAGAACTTAGCAAAACTTCTGAGGCTCAAAAGGCTATCGGTCATACCCCTGCCGCGCTTGATGGTGCCACGCAGCCTGCCGCTTTACCAGCCGCCGAACCCAAATCGGAGCCTAAAGCAGCAAAGTCTGCCGAGCCTATCAAGGAACCCGTGAAGCGTGAGAAAAAAGACGCTGCACCTAAAGAAGATGTAGGCGAACTTCTCGACGACTGGGCCAACTAAAAGGGGTGGGGCATCAGCCCCTTTTAAAAATGATTGGATACACAGTTGCTCTTGTAAGAGCGGTTCGACGTGCGCCAAAGCATAAGATCGGTGTTCAACTGGGGCTAGCCTGTATTGAGGCTGGTGTCCCAGTGACACAGATTGCTAAGGAATTTCGTGTAACCCGGCCTACGATTTATGCGTGGTTTACGGGTAAAGCAAATCCTAATTGGCGGCAAGAAGAAGCCATTGCTAAATACATAAATAAGTTGGCGTAAGCCATTCTTAACAAATTTTTTATTGAGAGCGTATGACCTCAAGGAATCTTTTTCTCTCCGCAGTCTTGCCTACAGACGGCCTGTACTGTGTGGTAGGGTTAAAAAGGGGAACTCCACGGCAGACATTTGTAAGTTCGCTGGAAGAAGTTGATGAGTTAGCAAACACTTTGGTAGAACAGCAGTTCGATGTCTACTTTGGTTGCGCTAAATTTGAGACTGACGAAGGACGAACAGCAAAGAATGCTAAATGGTTTAAAGCATTTTGGCTTGATTTAGATTGTGGTGAGGGGAAAGAGTACGAAGGACAAGCACAGGCACTGACTGCTTTAAAACAGTTTTGCCAAACAGTAGGGCTACCAAAACCAACGCTGATTAATTCGGGCCGAGGGATACACGCATACTGGCCTCTAGTTGAAACGGTGTCGTATAACGAGTGGAAGCCCGTTGCCGAAGCGTTTAAAAAACTATGTGCTGAGAAAGACCTTCACGCTGACCCTTCTGTAACTTCGGATGCCGCACGCATTCTGCGCATACCCGACACACTTAACTTCAAGAACCAAGAAGCACCCTATAAAGTTGTAGCCATGTCGTTGTCCGAGCCGCTGGAGTTTGGCGTGTTCAAAGACAAGGTCGGGTTTAACTTTATGGCGACCCTAACCCCGAGCAACAAAAAAGCACTCGATGACACTACCCGGGCGTTAATAGGTAATCGTATATCGAAGTTCCACAACATAATGTTGAAAGCGAAAAATGGGAAAGGTTGCCAACAACTTAGTTATATTTACAAAAACCAAGACTCTGTCAAAGAACCCTTGTGGAGATCTGGCCTTTCTATCGCTCAGTTTTGTCAAGATAGGGAGACAGCAATACACCGTCTATCGAGTAAGCACCCAAACTACTCCGCTTCCGAAACTGAAGACAAGGCTTCCTCGATCCCCGGGCCACATCGCTGTGAGACATTTGAAACAAATAACCCTAATGGGTGCGAAGGGTGCCCACACAAAGGCAAGATTACTTCCCCAATTCAATTGGGTACCGAGATCGCAGAGGCAACTGCTGAAGATAATATTGTTGTTATTAAAAACGAAACTATTGGCACCGAAGTTACAGTGGAGATCCCGCCATACCCCTTTCCTTATTTCAGGGGGAAAAAGGGGGGAGTCTATAAACGTGGGATGCCTAACTCAGACTCTGAAGAAGACGGCGAAGACGTATTGATCTACGAACACGATTTTTATGTTGTTAAGCGATTAATTGATCCCCGTGATGGTGAGATGGTTTGGATGCGGTTGCACATGCCCAGAGATGGTATCCGAGAGTTTTCAGTTCCACTTACCAGCGTGGGAGCAAAAGACAAACTACGAGAAATAATTGCTGCCAAAGGCGTGGCGGCTTTAGGTAAACAAATGGACAACATCATGGCTTACATAACAAAGTGGGTTAAAGAACTACAAACAATGACGACGGCAGAACTTTCTCGGGTTCAGTTTGGGTGGACAGCAGAAAACACATTCATCATTGGAGACCGAGAAATTAAAGCGGGCGAAATAATATACAGCCCACCCTCAAGCGATACTATTAATCTAGTCCCTGCTTACACAAAGGGCGGCACGCTGGAGAATTGGAGAAAGATTGCGAACTGGTATAACCGTCCAAACATGGAGGCCCGGGCGTTTAATTTATTTGCAGGGTTTGGAACCCCACTGCTTAAGTTTACAAACCTAAAAGGCGTGCAGATCCACCTAACCGATGACGGCTCGGGTACTGGCAAAACCTCGATTGAGATGGCTATCAACTCTATTTTTGGGCATCCAGAAAAGACCATGCTGTACGAACAGGATAAGTTTCTGGCTAAGATGCACCGCATGGGTACGGTTCAAAACATGCCTGTCTGTATTGATGAGATAACAAATACTGCCCCGGAAGAAATAAGTAATCTTGCATACATATCAACGCAGGGTCGGGGCCGTAACCGAATGATGACCCAGAGTAACTCCGAGCGTATTAACAATACGACTTGGGCTTTGATCCTCTGGACCTCGGGAAACAAGTCTGTGCATGACGTGCTCTACAGTATGAAGACCTTTCCAGAAGGCGAGTTGATGCGGGTAGTTGAGATCAATATCCCCAGAGACTTAACAGCCACTAAAGAAGAGTCGGACGAGTGGTACAACAGCATGTTCGAGAATTACGGTCTGGCGGGGGAAGCCTACATGAAGTATGTGGTGGCTCACCAAGAATACATCCGGGACAAGATCAAAGAAATCCAAGCCAAGTTTGACGAGGATGCTGGCCTGACTCAGCGGGAGCGTTTTTACTCTGCCTTGGCGGCGGTGGCTATAGTGGGCGGCATGATTTCCAAAAAGTTAGAACTGCACGATATTGAAATCAAGCGGGTCTATCAGTGGGCGGTCAAGCATTTCTCTGGGGCTAGAAGTTCGGTCAAACCTAATTCCCTAGTTCCTTTGGACCAACTTGGCCTATATCTCAACGAGCACAATCAAAACCTGCTGGTCATTAATAGCGAGATTGATAGCCGCACGAGCATGGAGCAAGCACCCATCCAGACCCCGTACCGCGAACTGCTAACCCGTTACGAGCCAGATACCCGGCTACTTTTTATCAATACCAAGCACTTCCGGGATTGGTGTACCCAGAATCAAGTTTCCTACAGGACCATATCTGCCAGCCTAGAGAAAGACGGCGTGGCGCAGTTGGGGGTAAAAAAGCGTCTGGCTCGGGGCACAAAACTCAATACGCCCGCGGTCAACACAATGGTCATTGATACCCGCAAGATAGAGGGGTTCGACATGCAGGAGTACATCCCAAATGGAAATCTTGAATGAGGGGGTCCCGGTCTATATTGAATGGCATCTTTTGGCCCCGGGGGCATCTTTCTTTATCCCGGCGATTCAAACTACTCAATTGGCCCGGGCGGTCCGTAAAAGAGCCGCGGAGCGGGGGATTACCTTAACTCACAGGGTCTGCATAGACAACGGCATGTACGGGGTCAGATTCTGGAGGGTTCCCTAATCAAGAATCCTGTGGTAGATTCCGGAGCGGTGTATGGCTATTTATAGTCATGGCACTCTCCTCGCAGTACTTTACGCCCTCTGATCCCCTTGGAGGGCGTTTTTTTCTCTAGCGACTAACCCCTGCGGCCTCCATGACCCGATAACCTTGGCGGGCAACCTGATCATATATTTTCTGCAACTGGTTAATTTTTTGGCGACGCTCTTCGGGGTCACCTTCATAGTCCCGTTTAAGTATGTTGATTTGCGAGCGGACCTGAGCCATCTGGTCTTGGATGCGCCGCAACGATGGGGCAACCGACATGAGTTTAATATTTTCCTCATCGCTGATGAATTCTTTTAGTTCCTCAACGCGGCCCTCTTTCTTCATACGGTTAACCGCGTTGACAGCCTCTTGCGAATTCTTTACCAGATCGTAGAAATCGGTAGCCGGTTTACTGGTATTTGGGTCAGTCAAGAATGCTTTAAAGAAACCTTGGTTCTCTAGGTTCTTAGCGGGGGCCTCTTTGCCAGTGGCTTTGGTAATCACGTTGCTCGCCATGCCTGTGGAGAATGAGCCAAGTTCTGCAAGGTATCCTTGGACAAGGTGGTCGATCTTAGCGGGGGACAACCCTATTTCAGATAATCCAAGACGGCTCAGACTCTTAGCAAACTCACCTGCATTTGGACCCCGCATCTCTACGGGTAAACCCTGATCACTCATACCTTCAATTGCGCGGCCTGTGAACAGCGAATAGTTAAATACAGACTCCAGTGCTGGCTTGAAAGCCTGCGGGATTAGCACTGCTTCTCCCGGGAGACTTCTACGCAGACTGCGGAAATAAGAACCTAAAACTTCTTTGCCCGTGCTGGTATCCGCCATGTAACGGACAGCCCCTTCGGGAATGGTCTTAAATAAGAAGCCAACCTCAAACGGGATTGGGATTTTAATAAATGAGCCAGCACTACCAATAGGGCTTGGCAATAGCCAGTTATCGTCTTTTACGTTGTCAGGCAGTTTCTTGTAGTCCTCATCGTCCTGCATGAGCATTGCGTAAACCGCAGAAAACACGACCATCATGGCAGCACGCTTCATAAATAGATCTTGTGCGGCTTTCTTTTCAGCAGGGTTGAGTCCATACCCCGTAGCCGTGCGGTACAAAGTATCTAGGCTTGTAACAGCCGCCGAAAAGAATGGGATCGAATGACGCAAGACGTTCAGCGTTTTTGAGTTACCGCGGACCGCAAAGTTAATAGACTCCCGCGCCTTATGAACCGCGTAGTTGATGGCGTCTTTCTCAGACATGCCTTGCTTAAGTGCATACGCTTTTTCGTTTTTAAAAATTGCTACGCGTGTGGCGGCATCAGAGGCTTCGTGCATCCGCATAACTTTATGGATGGCCTTATCCAACATATTTGGTGATAGTTTCTCTGTACCTACCTGCTTTAAAAAGTCTTGTATAGTAATCGTCGGATCAATTTGACCAATCACCCCACGCTCTGCGAGTATCCGGGCTTCCTCTGAATTGTCTCTAAGAACCTGCACGTACTCTTTTGCCGCATGGAACGGGGTAACAATCTGGTCCAAGTTACCAGCAATACTTGCATGGATTGGGTCACGTATAAGTTGTCGTATCCAGTAGATTGGGTTAATCAACGCACCAGCCCGTAGGACTTGGGTGGTTGCCGAGATGCCTTTCATCAGCGGACCCAACTCGTAGTTCATCATTTGGAAGGCAGTCAAATCATTTGGGTTATCCAAGATGACGTGAACTACACCGTGCTTATCTGCGTTCGGATCGGTTGGGTCTTTGTAACGTAGGTTAACGTCAGGGTTGCTTGGGTTTTCGGCAATCCTTGCCGCATTGATGCCCATGCTCATTAACTGCTGTACTGCTATCCGCCGTGTTTGGTTTTGGTAAGCCGCCGCAATCTGCGAAGCATAGTGCTTATCCATGTTCTCCCAAATGTTGCGTTGCAACTCGCTGCCTTCAAGGTGCTCAATTAAACGAACAGTCTTTGTGCCTGTACCTTTGCCGGTGTAAGTTTCTTGTTCACTGGGAAGCAAGTCCACCCGGGAGGCGTAGAGCGGCACGTAGAAGTTACGTTTGCGCAAGCGGTCTGCCTCTTCTTTTGAAAGCAAGCCGGTGTTTTCCCACAGATCTAAAAGGCTACGGTTGATGTTGCGCCAGATATCCAGAATTTCTTGGACTTCAGGTACGGCATCTAATTGTTGTTCCGCCCAGTCTATATGCGCCTGTGTAACTTGCTTCTCACGGTTTAGCGTCAAATCTTTTAGGTACATCTTACGGATGGCCTTAGCCTCATTTACCAGTTTCATAATGTCAGTCAGAGACGCACCCGCTGCCTTGTACTGCTTGGCTAAGGCTATCTTTTGCTTTGCCTCTAGCATCTTTCCAGCGGCTATACGGCGACGCTCGGCATCAACTTGCTGGATTTCACGACCCCGCAAGATACGAGAAATCTCAGCCACATACCCACGACCCGAAAGCCCTGTGCCTTTGACAATCTCGTTGGCGTCTAACTTATCAGCAAGGATCTGGGAGCGAGCCATGTTATTAGCATCGCGCTGAATAACGATTGACCCATCGCTGTTAACTACTGGGACCCCCGTCTGCAAACCTACCTTAATAAGGTTGATGACCTGATTAAACGAACGAATCAGCATATCCGCACGCAACTGACCGTTCTGAAATATCGGCAGGGAACTCAATGTCTTAGATAACCCAGACCCCGGATCTACGGCAGCGATACGAAACTTTGTCCACCAGTCTCCATTAAAAGCGTTTGTAATGTTCTTAGCCGCATCTTTGACCTTTTGGGACGTTGTGGGTGATGGCTGTAACTTTGTCGTAGTTGGCAGAGTGTACTTTTTACCAAGTCCGGGTACGGATGGTCCCGGTGCAGGCATAGGTGCTGGGGCTGTTGGAGTTGCGGTTACCCCCGGGGCGATAGCGGAGAAGATGTCTTCTTCTGCTGGTACAGACGAAACAATAGATTCTTCTTCGGGGGAGAACGTGCCAACATTACCTATGGCAGACTTAATTTGATTGGGTTCAAAAGCCACCCAATGCCTACTCCCAATTCCGTCTTGATAACCGTCGTAACCGCCAGCCTTAATAATTCTTTGGAATGCCGCACCACTGCTTCCAATTGCGTTAGAAAGAGGCAATCCTCTTTCCGTGAGGTAATACATTTTGCTTTGAGCGTACTCTCTTGCACGTTCATCGCTCATATCATCATTAGCCTCAATCATTTCTTTAAAATATTGGTCACGCATTGCCTTAGTGACTTTACTTTCCCCGGGGACATACGGGTTCTTGATACTTAAGAAAGTTGGTATAACCTCCGCACCTTCTTCAGTCCCAGCATAGTCGCTTGCATCTTGTGTTGATGCAGTAAAGTAGTAGCCATCAATATTTCCCGTTCTATTTTTACTTTCGAATGGTTTAAATTCATACCCTTCAAAATACGGAGTTCCGTGGTACATTACCTTCGGTGTACCGTCTTCGTTTACAACCTTACTGTCGCCAAACCAGCGTTTAAATGCAGGGGTATTAGGCGCTTCCATACCCACCGGCCTACCAGCACGCGGCATCGGGGTTACAGGAGTCTGGGAAGTAACCAGTTGTTCGGTAAGACTAAGGATCTCAGCAAGTGCGGTTTGTGCTTTGGGTGATAGACCAATTAAACGACGGATCATTTCCACAAAAGCATTGAACGCACTCTTGCCTTTATATTGAATGCCTTCAAGTACACGCCGAAAATCCGCATTTGTCATCGACCACGACACCATTTCGTCGGCTTTGTGGACGGTTCTACCATAATGTTTAGAACCAAATGCATTTGTGCCCGTTAGGAATTGCAGTTCGTAAGGTTTGATAGTCCCGTTACGGCGCTTACGTTCTAGTTCTTTTTTAACATGACTACGTAAGTCTTCAATTTCTTTTACGATCCGACCTTCATTTGTATTAGGGTTTGCCTGCCCATGCCGGATCAACGCAATAGTTACCGTATGAAGTAACTCATGCATAACAACTTCGTAGGTAGCACCAAAAGGGCGCCCGGAGCCGGTACCTGAAATTACCAACTCCATTAGATTACCTTTGGGGTATACGTGGCCCGCAGCGCGATTACTTAACTGCAATGCTCGGGACATCGAGGGACTAGTAGAAAGCGTAAACGTAAATTTGTAGCCACGCTTTTTCATGCGGTCTACCGCTTCTTTGACCCGCTTCATCATCTCCCGCATCCCAGCAGGACCGTTGTTTAGCGCGTAGTCAAGCAACCCATCGTAGTCAAGACCTCTGATCTCGTTTTCGATAGATACGTCGGTAATTTTTTTCTCTTCTTCAAATACTTTTTCAATCTGTTCTGGTGTTTGTGTGGACTCACCAACTAAACGCTCGTTATACAGATTTACGATGTCTTGGAAGTTGACCGCGCTACCATGACCTCGATTAACAAAGCCTAACCATGCGTTCTTTTCTTCCGCATTTAGATCGCCAAACGCAGGGTGATCGTCATTTTTGTGGCGGTTCCAAGCAGCCTCCGGGTCCATCGGTGCGGCGGGCGGTGCGGTAACTGGAGGCGCTGGGGGCGCTCCCTCTTCAAATAGGCCAGCCTGCTCGGCACCTTGGAACTGTCGGCTCCTAATACCAGTGTCGATGTCCATACCGGTCATACGTTTGTAGACAGTTTCAAGCAATTCTTTCTGGGCTTCGCTAAGGGCTTTCATGCCAGCCGGGAGACGTGCGGTACGGTCAGCCTCAAATAACTGCTCCATCGCTTGGATGGGGTCCTCGTTAGTCTTGAGGAATTCAGTTAGCCTTTCGTTCAGCGCTTTAGTTGACGCAGGGTTATTACCCTTCAGAATTTTAGAAGCACTAGGATCTTGTTTAGCCTCTTTGACGGTGCTCTCTACAGTGCCCGGGAGATCGATGGCTTCGGGCGCCGCTGGGGTAGGCAAAGGGGTTGGCGCAGGCTGCTCGGTGGGGGCTTTACCCGGGAACAACTCTTGCTGTCCCGTAAGTGGCATCTCCAACTGCTCTCCCTCAAGTTCTGGGGGTGCAGGCGGGGCGGGGGGCTGTTCTTCGTAACCAACGACTTTGCCCTCTTTATCCAAAATAGGACGCAGATTTTCTGTAGCCTCGGGCAATCTACCTTTTGGTACGACACCAGCCAAGTCTCTCGCGGGAGCAAACCCCGGACCTTCGGGAGTAGCCACGCCCTCTAGTTCTAACTCCGATACCGCAGGCTCTCCATAAATGGTAGGAGGCACAGGACCACCCGTGGGTGGTGTGCCGGGAGGTGGCCCCGGGGGTAATCCTTGTGGTTGGGTTGGTTTAGCACCTTCGGCTTTACCGAATAAAATATCGGTAGACATCTGCACGCCACCACCGCCAATCGCACCGCGCAGGCCAGAGTCTATAAATTTGACTAAGTTTTCAGGCGTAAAGATTTCTTTGTTTTCGTCAACAAAATTCACCGCTGCGGCGTTGGTTACTTCTTGCGCAGCCTCGGTAAAGCCTTCGGTCAAAGCCCCCTTGCCAAGTCCTTTGGCACCACGTAAGTACCAAGCGCCAACCAGTTCTTCGTTGGTAATTCCTTTTCCTCGGGCGGCTCGTATCAGACTAACTGGGGTCGCGGCGTCTAGCAGGGCATTAAAGGAACCCGCACCGATTGCCGGTAATAGAGATTCCTGCCCGGTCTCAGAGTAAATAGTTTGGAAAGCAGCGGGGATATTAAGCGCTGCCGAGCCTACATAGGCACTGCCAACATCTGCCGCTAACTGGTTACGGAACAAGGCTTTTTCTGCCGCCGTTTTACCAAGTGCCGCAGCACGCTGTCCGGCAATACCAGACACAAACTCTTCGGCTGCTCCGGGTGCCCCACGCACGGCGGCTTCTTTGGCCTCTTCCAAGGCTTTGCGTTTAGCCATTTCTCCTGCTGCTTGGCTAGCCTTTGCCACAGCCCCCCGGGTAGCAAAAGACCCAAGACCCCCAGTTACTACACCCGGTAGGAAAGACGCAAGAGACTCGCCAAATGCTTCTTTTGCATAATTAAGGGCTTGTATCGGATCTTCTATTTGCTGGTAGGTTTCAAATTCGGCAGGGAAACGCTTTGCAATTTCTTCCTGCGTCTGCATTGCTTCTTCATACTGGCGTTTTTTATAGTTTTGAATAGATGGCTGAAAACTTTCGGGTGCAATTTTTTCAAGCGCAGTTGCACCCATGATGGGTATAAAGTCCGCAATCAAGGACCCTACATTTTTACCACCCCGTTTTACAGCACTTGTGAACGTGCCGTAATTCTCTACCGCCGTTTTAAATTCTCTAGGATTAAATCCTTCTGTACTTAGATAGCCATCTATGTCGTAAGAGGGCGCACCCTGATCGACCATCTTTTGGACATTGTCCTTAATCCTTGTAAAGTCGGACATGGTCAGCCTTTATTGTTTTTTGGGTGTCAAACCATACATTTTGCCATAATCAACAGCGGCGGAAGCCATAGGTGTGGGAGCGTAGGCTTCACCATAGATTTTCTTATACATGGATTGATAGGCAGGGTCTCTAGATAATAGTGCATCGGCTTCACGCTCAAGAGTAGCCAACTGATTCTGATCCATAGCAGTGATATCTAGTTTGCGGGCCTGCACAATATTATTCATAGCCGTGCGACGGGCATTCTGCATCATGTTGAGATACCTTTGCTCCTGTCTTCCACTCTCTATCTCACGACGAAGCCCTGCTTGATCCGACACTTGTCTTTCGGTAGCCGCTACCTTACGCTCGTTCAAAGCCAACTCTCTAGCATCTTTCTCAAGTTCAAGCGCCAACTTTACATTACCACGGGCACGAGCATCAGCGGCTTGATCCAGTTTGGCTTCGCTGTCAAGAATACCTTTTTCACCTTCACGGATCTGAGACATTGCTTTGCCATACTGCTCAATTGCGGGTATAGCACCTTGAAGATTTGATAAAGCATACTGAGATTTACCACCGGCAATACCAAGACCTGCTTGGACTAATCCAAGAGCACCCGCCTTATCTAAATCTTTATTAAGTTTTTCTTTATACTTATCTAGGGCTGCACGGGCTTTAGCGTCCGGCTCATCAGAAACGCCAAATTCTTTATTAAACTCTTTAATTTTTTTAGCGTAATCAGTTATGGCTTTATCAGCGGCTTTGACGTTAACACCTTTAGGCGCTTTCTCTTCAGTTGCTTTCCCTTCAGGGGCTTTTTCTTCGGTTGCTTTACCTTTAGGTGCAACAGCCTCGGCTATACGTTTTATGCCAGATATATTTTCATCGTATAAAGCACGGTTTTCAGGACTCATGCTTTCTCTGGAAGCAGCGGCTTTAGCACGAAGAGTCTCAATGGAGTCTGTTCCAGTCGTAGCAGTTGGAGTAGGCGGTTGCTTACCAGCAGCGGCAGCACGGCGAGCATCTTCCAAACGCATGTATTCACCAAAACTAACTTCTTTTCCTGTAACTGGATCAATTCTTGTATCACTACTGCCAAGACCAGCAATACGGCTACCTATATTGCTAAACATTTCGCCTAAAGACGAAGCAGCCCCCGGAGCGGCAGGTCTGCCAAGTTCTTCAAAACTTTTACCCATTGGACCAAGCGTAGACGTAGGATCGCTTCTTAATCTTTCAGTTGCAGTCATTAACTCAAGGGGGAGCGGCATCCCCTTAGACAGGTAGTAAGCACGTAGTGTTGCGGGGTCAACTTGCGTTTGAGATAACGATGTTGGGTAAGTTTCTGTACCGACCCCTCTAACTAAATCACCGCCTTGGAACGCAACAATCCCACCCCCTGCGTACTCAGCGTTATCCAAGTTAGGCGTAGGAAGTGCCTCTAAACCACTTTCCACCGGAGCCTGAGAAATTGCACCTAGACCAGCCGGAGCCGCTTGTGAGGCAGCCATAGTATCTTGGGCTACCGTGCTTTGTGGGGCTTGTTCTTGGGCTGCGGCACCCCGCATCCGGTCAATAAACATACCAGCCATAACGGCTACAGTAGGATTAAGCAACCCCATTTGAGCGGCTTGCCCTATTTTTTGCTTGTCTCCGTTGTACTTTGCCGCTACCTTCTCAGGCGACATCATATCCATATCGTTCATTGTTGCCTCACTTCAGAAGGTTATATACGCCAAGCCCAGCCAACCCTACACCACCAAGTTGTGATGCCAAGGACGGAGGCGGCTCATAGACAGTCTTACCACCAGTAGCCGCAAGATTTGCGCTTCCACGGAGGATGTCAGACATAAAGCCAAGTTGCTTGTACGGATACTGTTGTTGCTGTAAGAAGTCCTGATACTGGAGGTCAAGGGCTTTCTGCTGCTCGGCTTGGGTCATCCCACCAAACGCTTCTTGCGCTTTAGCCAAGTCAATGCCTGCTTGCTGCTGTCCAATACCCAGTTGACCCAGAGTAGCACCGGCTTGGGTGGCGGCTTGAGCACCTTGTATACCTGCCGTAGTACCAAACTGCATACCACGCATTGCATCCTCGTAGGCTTTCTGTGCGCCAGTTGCCTGAATGTTTGCCAGATTT